GGCTCTTATAGCTGACATCGGTCTGCTCGCCGGCCGTGGCCCGGTTCGTTTCGCCACCGGACCCATACCAGCTTTCGGGGATGCCCTTCGAGCCGAGGATGTGCAGCAGGATCATCCGGCCGAGGGCGACGGTGTCGGACGCTTCGATGGCCGATGCCTTCGCCTCGATCGTCATGTCCTCGTTCGACCCGAACACGCCCCCCGGCGTCCCGAGCGTCTTCGCCAGCGCTGTGACCTTCGCCTGAATCTTGGCCTCGTCGCTGACGCCCTTCATGGTGAGGTGCCACACCAGGTTGTTGCGCAGCTTGGCCCGATCGAGCGCCGACCAAGTGAATTGGTCGAGACCGTCGAGCCAGTCCGCCACGTCCATCAGGACCGAGACGCCGCGCATGCTGTTGAGCAGCTCGCCATGCGCGAAGTACAGGCACGACGTCGGCCGGCCTTCGGCTGGCGCCTCGGGCAGCAGCAGCCCGTCCTCGTTCGCTTGGATGATACGCAGCGACCGCTCGGACGATCCCTGCTCTCCGGCCGGCTGGTAGCGCAGGACGTCGGGCACGATCGACGAGCCCTCACGGGGATCGACGCCCGTCACCTGGCCCGCGTCGATCAGGTCGAGCAGGGGCGTCCCGTCGACCTCGTTCACCGACACGACGGGGTGGACGAGATGCCCGGTGACGAGGTACGTCTTGGCGTAGCGCTGAGGCCGTTGGCTGATCCCCATGGCCGGGTGATTCCAGAAGCGATCGAGGAACTTTCGGATAGACGCCGTCAGTTTCTTCGCGGCCTCCGGAGAGAGCTCGGCCTGCTCGGCGTTCAGGGTCACGGAGTAGCCGACGGTCTTTCCCACGCAGAGCGAGACCGGCATGTTGACCAGGAACTTCGCGAGCGGGTTCGACCCGTAGAGGTAGAGAGCGACCCTGAGCATCTGGTCCTGCGACAGCAAGTCCAGATCCCGCGTCTGCCCAGCGCGTGCGCGCGAGGAGATCGGGCGCCATCCGCGGTCGTCGTCGTTCGTCGCGGTGCCGACGTTTCCGAGCAGCGACCCGCCGAGCGCCTCGACGAGCCACGCGCCCACACGACCGAGCTTGATCTTGGAGCCCATCTCTATCGTCCTCCGAACAGCCGGCCCCGGCCGGCGCCTGTGTAGTCGGCCCGCTGGGCCCCGTAGTCGGCGGCGGCCTTCGTCGGCGGGGGCGCGGCTGCGCTCGCGATTCCGACGAAGTGCCGAAGGCTCTCGACCGCGTAGCGCAGGGCGTCAATGACGTGATTCTTCTTGTCGCTCAGGATCGGCAGTACGCGGCCCGTCAAAGGGTCGCTCTTGTAGCGGTAGCAGGTAAGCTCGTCGATCGTGTGCTGACACCGCGGATGCACGATCACCTCGTAGCTCTGAAGGAAGGTCACGCCCTCCTCGACGCTGCCCGGACCCTTCCGCGCGGGCTCGATGTGCGGGTAGCCGTGGCGCTGCATGTAGCTGATGGTTTCGGGCCGGGCGCTGTCGGCCGTGATGCGCCAGCCGCGGGCCATGCCCTCGCCGAGCCTGTCGAATAACATCGGCGTCGAGTCGATCTCGCAGCCAACGGCGTACTGCTCGGCATCTACATAGAGGCGGCGACCCGACAGCCAGCAGCGAATCAGCACCGTCGGGTCAACAGCGAAGCCCCAGTCGGCTCCGAAGTAGAACACGACGCCCTGCGGTGTCTCGAACTCCTCGACGCGCCAGTTCTTGAAGACACGCGCCTCGCTGTGCTGCTCGTACTCTCCGAGCCACACATAGGCGTACTTGTCCGCGTCGTGGGCCCGGTCCCACTCCATCTCTCGGCGCAGGACGTCGGGGAACCAGGGATTGTCTCGATAGCTCGAGCGGACCAGCGCCGCGTCTGGCGGCTTGGCCTTGCGGAAGAAGGCGTCAACCGGGTCCGTGTCGTTCCTAGGATTCCAGGAGAACCAGATTTCCGATTCCGGCTTTCGGATCGTCGGGCGCAGGAGATCGAGCGACCGCTGGGAGAGCGACTGCGCCTCCTCGACCCAAGCCACGTCGTAGCCTTCGAGGCTCTTTATCGAGTCTGCGGTGTGGTCCTGCATGCCCTGGAAGATGACGAGCCCGCCGCCCGGCGTTTCGATCTGCGTCTTTGCGCTGCGGAAGGTTGCCCCAAGCTGGAAAGCTTCGAGTTTGTCGTCGAGGAGCCGCTTGACGGACTGCTCTAGGCTGCGCTGAACCTCACGGACACAGACGGCCCGCAAGCCAGGCCGCAGCATCGACCGCTCGATCAGCAGCTCGGCGAAGGCGTGCGACTTGCCGGAGCCGCGCCCTCCGAACGCGCCCTTGTAGCGCGCCGGCTGGAGCAGCGGGGCGAAGACGCGGGGCGTCTCAATCCTGAGCGTGCGTTTCTTCACTTGCCGCACCATCCACGATCACACGCTCAATGCGTCCCACCAGAACTTGCAGAGGGCCGCCGTCCTCTCCGGTGATCTCCATGCGCCCGTCTCGCAGCCAGCGTGCCACCTTCAGGAACTCGGGCGAGCGCGCCGCGCGGACAGCCTCCTCTGCGGAGAGCAGATCGCGGGACTTGAGGCCTGCCGGCAGAGCTACGTCAATCCCGAGAGCCTTGAGCAGGGAGAGCTTGACGATCGCATGCGCGAGGCCGCACGTTTCCGCAAACGACCGCCTTCCCTTCTCGACGACCGCCCGAACCCACGGATCCCGCTTCGCCTCGGATGCGGTGACGCCTGTCCTCACTCGCTCGGTGTTCGAGTAGCCGGCAGCGAGCGCGGCTTCGCGTCCGTTCATTCCGGCAGCCAGACCGATGGCGAGTCTCCGCCGACGCTCCGACGCGGGAGGATCCAACGGCGACCGTCGCTCGCCCTTCTTCACGCCTTGTGCTCTCCGCTTGGGGCTCGCGTCGGCAACACGAACGGGGGCGGCTCGCTGAACTGCCCGTTTCGCATGGTCACTCCCTGCTCGCCCGATAGCGCCTGTCTTGGCGGCTGTGTTCCTTCAGGTCGGCTTCGATGCGAGCGAGCGATTCCATCATCGCCCTGTGCTCTGAGGAGTTTGCAGCCAGGAGCGCCGCATACTGCTGCTCGATCGTGTTGACCCGCAGGTTGGTTGACGTGATGGCCGCCGGTAGCGTCTCGTCTACGTTCTTGACGACGCGGGAGACCGCAAGGCCTGCCGCGCCCAGAAGTGCGAGCAGCACGATCCCGACGACCCAGCTTGTTAGGCCGTCCTGCTTCGGCGTCGTCGGCTCTTGGCGCTCAGCGTCGGCAGTCGCCCAGCGTGCGAGTTCTTCGGGACCGTGCTCCATTGTCGCCTCAGCCCTTGAGGATCGGCGGCGTCACGTAGTCGGGCGTCTTGGCCTCGTGCGGGGCCTTGAGCCAGAGCCCGAGGCTGACCCACAGGCCCGCGGTGAGTAGCGCGGGGATCTTGCCCACGAAGCCGGCGCCACATACCGCGTCGATCTGCTGAACGAACGCGGCGAGCGCGACCGATCCCGCTCCGGTCAACAGGGCCTTGGTGCCGGGGCTCGTGAGCGGCTTGCGCATGAGGTACGTCACCACGGAGCCCACGCCCGCCATTGCGATCGCGGGGATGGACGAGATGATGTCGGGGCAGGCCCCCGTTATCTGAGCGACAGCGCCGGTGACGATGGCCGCGACCAGCCCGAACGCGAGCGTCTTGACGGTGCCCAGCTTGCCCATCTTGCTTGCCTCCCTGAGTCGGTTTCGGACCTGCCGCAGCAGCAGCAGATGCCGCACGTCTTCCCACAGGCTCACGGCAGCCTCCCCGTCTCTCGGAATCCGCGCCTGTGCAGCCAGGCCCCGAAGCGCGTGGAGTGCAGGCAGCGCGGCTCCTTGTCGACGCAGGGCCACTGCTCGCCGCGGCTCCACTCGACCCAGCCGATGCGAGCGACGAGCGCGGCTCCGAAGGCCCCGACGGGCCAGACGCTCAGATGCGCCGGGCTCAGGTGGCCAGCGAGCGAGAGCAGTAGGCCCGCCACGATGGACCAGAGCCGCCAGTCGGGGAGCCATGACCAGAGCGTCTCGGAGAGCGTGTCGCCCTCGCGCTTGCTGATCGCCGCCGGGATCTCCAGTAGCAGGAACGCGGCGAGCCAGGCGACCCAGAGCCAGCGGTAGCGGGGAGCGCGGGTCATACCGCCCTCGATGCACACTGCGGGCAGAGGCCGGCTTCGATCGTCGGAAGGTCGCTCGTCGATCCGGGCGTCTGTCGGTACGTGAGCTGCGTCTGTGGTCCCATGCCACAGCGTGAGCAATGGAGACACCCTGTGCTGCGACACCCGGCCGAGTAGTGGTGCAGCGGACGCCCGAGCGGCCAGTAGATCGCTGGGGTTGCGTCGGTCATCGGACCCTCACCGCAACGCCAGCCGTTGCTACCCACGCCCTCGGCCCCACCGCGAAAGCGCCCACGGTCGCCACGGTCCCGCTGACGCGGATCTGGTACACCACGAGCGCCGCTACCCCGCGCGTAGCCTGATGGCACCCCGCGACCGCGTAGGCCCAGCCGCCGGGCCACGACACC